GTCTTCAAGGAATTCATGCTGGTTGGGTGGTGCGTAAAGTAGGAACCGGTGGTCGTGCTGGTCGTGTTCAACTTGAAACTCTCGTTGCAATGGGTTCAATGACAGGCGATGCATCAGATGATACGTCCTTTAAGCCATAAGTTATAAGAGATAAAATAAATGAGTGATCGTGCCAAGAAGGTTAGTGAACTTACGGAACTTACGTCTCCAGCCGGTAATGATTTACTTTTAATTGTAGATGATCCTTCCGGAACACCAATAAGTAAAAAAATTACTGTAACTAATCTTCTTGGCAATTCTACTGCAAACGTAGTAATTTACAATACAACTCCCGCTAATAGTACAATTACAGTAAAAAAGGGAACTATTATGTTTGATGATAGTTATCTTTATATTGCTACTGCTAATAATACTCTTAAGAGAATTACGTTGAATTCGTTTTAATTTTTAAATGAAATGTGAAATTTTGGATAATAGTAATTTTTTATTATATGCGGCAAAACATTATGATAATCCACAATGTTTTGATACCAGAGAATTTTATGATGATTTAAAACGGTTTAAATATTTAAAAAGATTATTCAATAGATATAGAGAAACTGGTGAATTAAAAGAAAGACTAATAATCAATCACCTTCAAATTCTGTATAATCTTTTTGGAATTGAACCGACTACGCGTATGCTTTTTTTATCACTTAAAAAACATCGTGAATGCCTTAAACCCTTTTTGATTCTATTCAATACTATGCCAGATATTGTTAAATGTATTGAAGGCGATGATATTTATGAAAGTGATATTAAAATGGATCAAAATATTGTAGAAATTTTAAGGAAAATTTAATGAAATCTCTTAAACAATTCAAAGAAGAAGTAGCAGTTAATAACATGGGTTCTGGAAATATTCAGAAAGTTGATCCTATTCTTGAACCTATGGTAAAAAGAAAAAAGTTAAAGACAGATAAGCCCCAACAATATGCTGCAAGTTAAGATTATTATTTTCCTAGTTGCTTTAGCTTGTGTAGGTACTATAGTTGGAGGCGCATTTCTTTATTATAAAGATTCACAAGCCACAATTGCCGAATTAAATAAACAAACAGCAACATTGACAGAAGCGGTTGATCAACAGAAACTTGCTATTCAATCAATGGAAGAATCAATTAAACAACAAGCAAAAGTTCGTGAAAATATGATGAGAGAAGTTGAGTCGGCACGTAAAGATATGCAAAAAGTATATACTACTATTGCTTCTCATGACTTTAAAGCAATTGCTAATAGAAAAGCTGGATTATTAGAAAAAAAAATAAATCGTGCAACAATTGATATGTTACGTTGTTTTGAAATAGTTACCGGGGATGCAACATTACCAAATGAAAAAAATAACCAGTGCACTGATCTTCTCACTATTCCTTAGTGGTTGTTCTTCTACTACAGGACTAACTGTTGCTACTGTAGCAGTAGAAAAGCCTAAGTTTGAAATACCACTTCCAAGTCCTGTAAAAATGCAACCTATTCAATGGGTGCTTATTACCGATAAAAATTATGATGAAGTAATGCAATCAGTAAAAGATGATAGAGGACTTATTTTTTTAGTAGCTCTAGATGAAACAGGTTACAAAAATCTTTCGCTTAATAATGCAAACATGTTAAGATTTATTCGTGAACAAAAATCAGTCATTGCCGCATATAAGAATTACTATGAAGTAAAAAAATAGTCATTATGGTTTACTTTTTTTCGCTTTAGGTGTATAATCAATTAAGTGAAAAAACATAGATTAATATGAGTATTTGGATCGATCTACAATATCTTGGTTTGGTCTCAAACCGTCTAGATAGGTTTAAACAGAAAGATAAAGAACTATTTAATTGCCGTTGTCCGTTATGTTTGGACTCGCAGAAAAGCAAAACAAAGGCAAGGGGTTGGTTTTTTTCTAAATCTAATAAATTGAGGTACTATTGTCATAATTGTGGTGCTTCAATGCTATTTGGTTCTTTTTTAAAGACATTTGATTCGTCATTATATTCTGATTTTTTGAAGCAAACTTTTATTGAAGATAATATTACAAATCCTTTACCTGAGAAAACTCCAGATATAACTAAGTTCTCTGCTCCTAAGTTTATGAGTGGAACATCACCACTTAAACAGTTAAAAAAAATATCATCTTTACCTGTTGAGCATGCATATAAACAGTATGTGATGAAAAGAAAGATTCCTTCTCATCATCAATATAGGTTATTCTATTGTAATTCTTTTAAGAAGTGGGTAAATAGTTTTTTACCAGGCAAATTTGATTCAATTGAGAATGATCACTCGAGATTAATTATTCCTTTCATTGACCGTGAAAATAATTTCTTTGGGTGTCAGGGTAGGAGTTTATCTTCTACTGGAGTTAGATATATAACAATCATACTAGATGAAGATAAACCACGTGTGTTTGGTCTTGATAAGTGTGATTTAAAGAAAGATACTTATGTTTTTGAAGGACCAATTGATTCATTATTCTTTGATAACTCAATAGCTATGTGTGGTTCTGATCTATCTAAAACAATAGATTTAGATAAAACCAAAACAACTATCGTGTTTGATAATGAACCCAGGTCAAAAGAAATCGTGAATAAAATCGATAAGTATATTAAACTTGGGTTTAAAGTCTGTATTTGGCCTACGAGAATTGAACAAAAAGATGTGAATGATATGATACTTGCCGGATATGATGCTGAAGAACTTAAGATCATAGTTGATAGAAATACATTTAATGGAATGGAAGCGCAATTGCAATTGCAGACTTGGAGAAAATGTTAATGAATAAGCAAGTTAAACTTGTTAGCTATACGCGTGCTGATACTAATTTTATGTTTAGTAATGATCAATCATCATATCTTGATGATCTACAAGAAGTAATTGCGTTCTGTGCTCGCGTATCGAACCCAAGCAACCAGCAGAATAGTTCTACTTCTGATAAGTTGATTAAATACTTAGTAAAGCATAAACACTGGTCACCTTTTGAAATGGCTAGTGTATGTATTGAGATCAATACTACACGCGATATCGCCAGACAGATTTTAAGGCATCGCTCATTTTCGTTTCAAGAATTCTCACAACGATATGCTGATCCCACTAAAGACCTTGGATTTGAATATCGAGAGGCGAGACTTCAGGACTCTAAGAATAGACAGAACAGCATTGAGACTAATGATCGTGAATTGAAAACCGTATGGTTAGAAAAACAACAAGCGGTAATCAAAGCTGCAAAAGATGCATATGAATTTGCAATAATGCACGGTATTGCAAAAGAACAAGCACGTGCGGTCTTACCGGAAGGACTTACTACGTCACGCATGTATGTAAATGGAACAATCCGTTCATGGATTCATTATATTGAAGTGCGTACAGACCCTGGTACGCAAAAAGAACATCGCATTATAGCTGAACAGTGCGCTGAAGAAATAAGCAAAGTTGTACCAATTATTGCTCAATTTGTGTATAATAAGAATGAGCAAGTAATAGGTGATTGGATAGGTCTCTAATATTTAACGAGAAACAAATATGACAACAAAAACAAATTATATGGGAATTGATATTGATTATTCTCGTGATAAACTCTTTGATAAGCTTGGGATTAAGCGTCTTAAAGAATCTTACATGCTCGACAACGAAAATTCACCACAAGAAAGGTTTGCATATGTTTCTAAAACCTTCGGAACTAATAGTGATCATTCTCAACGACTTTACGACTATGCTAGTAAGCACTGGCTCAGCTATTCTACTCCTATTCTTTCTTTTGGTCGTTCGTCTCGTGGACTTCCTATTTCCTGTTTCCTCAATTTTATTGAAGATACAGCGGAGGGATTAGTTGATAATCTATCTGAAACAAATTGGCTCTCGATGCTTGGGGGTGGTGTCGGCATTGGCTTTGGTATTCGCTCGGCTGGTGACAAGTCCACTGGAGTCATGCCACACCTTAAGATGTATGACGCATCATCTCTCGCTTATCGACAAGGTAGGACTCGTCGTGGGAGTTACGCTGCCTACCTTGATATTAGCCATCCAGATATTATCAATTTTCTGGAGATGCGAAAACCTACTGGAGATCCGAATCTACGCACTCTCAATCTACACCACGGCATTAATGTCACTGATGATTTTATGTCTATCATCGAAGCGTGCATGTTAAATCCTGAAGCAGATGATTCATGGAATCTCGTAGATCCTCATAGTAAAGAACTTATCGAGACAGTTTCTGCTAAAGAACTCTGGCAGAAGATTCTCGAAACTCGTATGCTTACAGGCGAACCGTACCTTCATTTTATTGATACAAGCAATAAGCATTTGCCACCTTGGCAGAAAGAACTAGGTTTGTCTATTAAGCAGTCTAATCTATGTTCTGAGATTGTTCTTGCTACGGACAAGGACCGCACCGCTGTATGCTGTCTGTCTTCAGTTAATTTAGAGTATTACGATGACTGGAAAGATAATGAGTTGTTTCTTAAAGATATTGCTGAAATGCTTGATAATGTATTACAATATTTTATTGATAACGCACCAGATACTATCAGTCGGGCAAAGTTTTCTGCTTGGAGCGAACGATCTATTGGAATCGGTGCTCTTGGATTTCATGCATATCTTCAGTCAAAGATGATTCCTTGGGAATCTGCAATGGCTATTGGAGTAAATAAGAAAATCTTTAAGCATATTCGTGATAAACTAAACATAGCTAATAAACAGCTTGGTTTACTTCGTGGCTCACCACAAGATGCTTTTGGTACAGGGTTACGGTTTAGTCATTTGATGGCGATTGCTCCCAATGCTTCTAGTTCTATTATTATGGGAAACACTTCTCCTTCTGTAGAACCGTATAGAGCGAATGCGTATCGTCAGGATACACTATCAGGTTCTTCATTTGTTAAGAATAAATTTCTTGATAAATTATTGTGGGGAAAGGTGGGTAATCACGACCATAACGAACAAGAGATGGATGATATTTGGTCATCTATTGTTGCCAATGACGGGTCCGTACAACACTTGGATATTCTGTCTGACTGGGAAAAAGACGTATTCAAGACCTCAATGGAGATTGATCAGAGATGGGTTATTAACCATGCAGCAGATCGACAGGAATTTATAGATCAAGCACAATCGCTTAATTTGTTTTTTAGACCGGATGTAAACATTAAATATTTACATGCAGTCCATTTTATGGCATGGAAACAAGGTTTAAAGACACTTTATTATTGCCGTAGCGAAAAATTAGCTAAAGCAGATAAAGTATCAAAGAAGATAGAAAGACAGATTATCAAAGAAATTGATTTAAAACAAATAACTGACGGGGATACCTGTCTAGCTTGCGAGGGATAGTAGTGGTTAAAAAACTTAAACTAACAGAAGAGAGAAATTACTTCAAACCATTTTCATATCCATGGGCTTATGCTTCTTGGTTGAAGCACGAACAAAGTCATTGGATTCACACTGAAGTACCTATGCTTGAGGATGTGAAAGACTGGAAGAAAAATCTATCAAACGCAGAAAAAACTTTTCTGACTAATATCTTTCGATTCTTCACTCAAGGTGATATCGATGTTGCTGGTGGATATGTTAACAATTACTTACCATATTTTCCTCAACCAGAGGTACGCATGATGCTGTGCGGATTTGCTGCCCGTGAAGCATTGCACGTTGCTGCATACTCACATCTGATTGAGACTCTTGGTATGCCTGAGTCAACATATAATGAATTCATGCAGTATGAGGAGATGAAAGCAAAACACGATTTTATTGCGCAAATTGCAGGGCAAGATGCTCAGACTATCGCTCAACAGATTGCTGCTTTCTCTGCTTTTACTGAAGGCATGCAACTATTTTCATCATTCATTATGTTGCTTAATTTTCCTAGACATGGCAAGATGAAAGGTATGGGGCAGATCATTACTTGGTCTATTGTCGATGAGACCATGCATGCAGAATCGATGATCAAGTTGTTTAGGACTTTCATAGAAGAGAATAGAGACATATGGAATGATGAACTTAAATCTCAGATCTATACTATCGCTGAAAAAATGGTTGACCTTGAAGATAAATTCATCGACCTCGCATTTTCAATGGGGCCAATGGAAGAGCTTACGAGCGAAGACGTTAAGCACTATATACGCTATATTGCTGACCGGCGTCTTATTTCACTCGGCCTTAAAGGGATTTATAAAGTTAAGCGAAACCCTCTTCCTTGGGTAGAGCATATGATTAATGCACCTATTCATACAAACTTTTTTGAGAATCGGGCTACTGATTATGCTAAGGGTGCATTGACCGGTTCTTGGGAAGAAGTGTGGGCTTAATATTTACTAATATTCAGTGAACAATAAATATTAGCATCAGAGTGAATATTATGGTGCTAATATGTGGCTATATGAAGGCAAGGAAATAGAACATGAACTTTCCAACGAGTATTACGGTTTCGTATACCTTATTCAAAACACGATATCGGGTAAATCCTATATTGGCCGTAAATACTTCACCAAAGCAGCTACCAAACAAGTCAAAGGAAAACGAAAAAAGATCCGAAAAGACTCTGGATGGCAAGACTACTGGGGATCCTCCCAAAAATTATTGGATGATATAGAAAAAATAGGTAAAGATAAGTTCAAAAGAACTATCTTAAGACTTTGTAAGACAAGAGGTGAATGCAATTACTGGGAAGCTAAATTGCAATTTCAGTATGATGTATTATGTGCTGTAACGGATGGTGAACCATCTTATTATAATGATAACATAATGATGAAATTTACTAGAAGAAATATAGGAAAATATTATGACAATTTTACATCAAACAAATAGTTTAATAGTAACGACTGCTAAACATGGCGTGTTTTCTTTTTTTAAAGATGATGACCCAATTGGTACATGCCTATATGTCTATGGTGAATGGGCAGAACAAGAATTTGATGTCATATCAAAACTAATCACGCCAGATACAAATTGTATAGATATCGGTTCAAATATTGGTACACACACAGTTTGGTTATCTAGGCATTGCCCAAATGGGTTTGTGTTTTCTATTGAACCACAATTTTACATTTCACAAATATTGAATACTAACATTATGCTAAATGATTGCCATAATGTTATGCCATTAAACCTTGGAATAGCTAACACCTCTGGAAAAATGTTAGTTAAAGTTTTACATCCGCAAGTACAACGTCAACAAAATTATGGTGAATTTTCTTTACTTACTCAATCATCAACTGAAGAGGGAGTTTTAATAGATGTAAAGCGATTAGACGATATTGAATTATATGGATATCCTATTGGATTTATAAAAATAGACTGTGAATTGCTTGAAGCACAAGTACTTCAATCGGCCAAAACACTTATAGCCGAGAATAAACCCAATATGTATATTGAATTTAATCGTGAAGAAGGAAATGATGAAGTTTTATCTATTTTAAATGAGTATGGTTATAATTGTTATTGGCATGTTTATGAAAAATTTAATTCAAATAATTTCAATCAGCAAACTGTTAACATTTGGGTAAATGAACATTGTACTAAAACTCCTTCTTTTTTAGTTAAGTATTTTGAATCAAATTTAATTGCAATACATAAAGATAATGATACAGGCTTATTTCAAGATAAGATTGAAATAGGTGATAGTATCTTAAAATGGCTTCACAAGCATGAGTGGTTTGATAAAGAATAGTTTACATAATAGTTTTATTATGGTAATATAACCACATAATCTGCGCGTAGCTCAGCGGATAAGAGCATTCGGCTTCTACCCGAATGGTCGGGGGTTCGAATCCCTCCGCGCAGGCCAAATGTAATAGACGCGAGTGTAACCCAATCGGCAGAGGTAAGGGACTTAAAATCCCTAAAGTGTGGGTTCGAATCCCACCACTCGTACCAAATAAACAATGCCCCGGTAGCTCAGTGGTTAGAGCAGACGGCTTATATCCGTCCGGTCGGTGGTTCAATTCCATCTCGGGGTACCATTTATAAATATTTTGTCTTACTATTTTTAACAGAAGGCAAAAATGAAAAACTTTAAAGACTTTGTAGTTGAAAACGATAAAGATTGGAATAGGCGCGAAAGAAATGCAGAGAACGCGTTTAGGTATTCTTTGCAGACCATGCATCCTGATGGTGTGCACCTTTATCACGAGACACCTGGTCATGTTGCAGACAGCATTAAGAAGAAAGGTTTAATGTGTGGTAATGATTGCCCTAACACCATCTATGGCACTGTAGGACAACCATCTGGGTTTGTCTCCACACCAAAAAAGACAATTACTCATATAGTCATTCCTCATTCAATTGCGCGTCATTTGATAACTCATGATATGAGATATGATGGATATCAACATCTTATGAGTCAGCATCCAGACACAAAAGGCGCAGATGTTGCTGTTCGTGTTCGACACGGTAAATTACCTGATGAATGGATAAAAAATATAAAAGAAGTTGGATAAAAATCCGGCACTCGTCTGCAAATGCAGAGAGCAAAACGTATAACTGGGATATACCAGTGAAACTCCGGGACGCTGGAGACTACGGACATACGAGGTGATAAGCCTCACTAATTTATATTGGAATGTGGCTCCATAAAATGGATCAAAATCATATAGACATATTATATTCGTTATATTGGTCTGATTGCGTAACTCTCGGTAGGAAGCCACATTCCAAAGAAGAGTATATTGAAGAATACACAAAACAACAAAGTAAAAAACATGTGCAATCGATAGAACAGGCGTTTCATAATAGGCAAGCCTTAATAAAAATGGATCAAGAGTTCTTACGGTATGAAGCCTATCTAGACGAATGTGAACGACTTGGTATATTACCGGGAGAAAAAAGTAACTTGTTCTGATATATGGAATATCACGCGGATGTCGTATAATGGTAATACCTCAGCCTTCCAAGCTGAAGCCGTGGGTTCGATTCCCATCATCCGCTTTATTATTTGTTTCGCTATTTTGACCAGTGCTACAGATCCTGCGAATTTCTTAGGATGAAGGAAATAATTTCATATGATAAACTAATGACATGCCTTAGTGGCGGAATGGTAGACGCGCTTGATTTAGGATCAAGTACCTTACGGTGTGGAGGTTCAAATCCTCTTATGGGTAATCAGATAAAAGGTTACAACAAAATAATGTGGAATATACAGGGCTGGGAAAAAATTTAAGAGGCCAAAGGAGCAAAGCGGGCCTTCGGCCGCGAGGGGCTTCGCCCCTTGGCCAAAGGTCTCTGGATGGGTGAACTTTGTGGAACCGATACCACAAGAGGTTTTTTCTAGTGCTGTAATCAATTCCCGGCCCTAGTTAATAAAAATGACGTTTTGTACAGGTTTTTAGAGGCCAATTTAAAAAACTTCAGAATTCAAATTCATATGATTTATTGAAAATAAAAAAATCCATAAACCAGATATCTGAAAATTTCTTAAGGGAAAATGCTCGAGTGGTTAAAGAGGGTAGATTGTAAATCTATTAGCTTAGCTTACACTGGTTCGAATCCAGTTTTTCCCAAAAACATTTATTAGGATCTGTTTTTAATAGTGGTAAGTGGGAAAACAGCGGATGACGGGAATCGAACCCGTGGCTTCAGCTTGGAAGGCT